GGATAGGCGGGCCAGCAAATCGAGGGTCAGTATAAGTTTTTTCATCAGAATCAACCTTATTTGGATTATAGTTTGGATCTGGATAATCCTCCCAACTATTACCCTCATATTCAACTATCAAAGGATTAATATCCTTTCTCTCACCATATACATGATAGAAACAATCAATAGTTGATAAATCAGTAATCAAATCAGTATTAGTTGAATCCTCTGCGATAACAATAAATTCATTATTAAACTCTTGAATCACGAGATTTTGATTCGATCCAATTGGTTGCAACTGAACAGTGATACTATCTTCATGAACTAAATCTTTCCAATAGTATGGTAATTCAATTACATTAGACTCTTTTAATCTACCACGACAGTAAACTGCGACCTCTGGGCCTTCAATACAGGCATGACGAAGACGATGACCTTTTCCTTTCGTTGGATGTTCTAAATCAAATGGTTTTGGTTTTGCATCAGCAGTTGCAAATCTAGATGCAAGTCTTCCCTTATTACCACAATCAACTGAACCAGTGACAGTCATGTCACCTACAACCACGACTGCATCTGGAGTTCCTCCAACAAAAGTTGCAGCGTGAGCAGCACCCATTGTTACATGCAAACCATTTGCGGTTTTACTATCACCAGCGATAGAAACATTACCATCAGACTTCATCGCTAAACTTGAAGTACAAGCTGGTTGTTGGTCATCAGAATCTTGAGATGCAGGGTTTGATGTTATATTTAAAATACCTTCATATTCTGGCGATGCACCAGTTTTTCCAACATAAACAGGGCCATTCAATACCGCAGTTCCAGTTGGCGCTTTATCAGGGCCTTCCTCTGGAAAAGAGACATCATTTGTTCCAACAATTATTTTGTCAGTTTCTATAACAGATACATTCATAGCGATCTTATATTAAGGGATTGAAATTGTTTGCTAAGAACTCCAAAGCTTTTTTCAGAGAAAGCTGAAGCAACAAATATATTATATTCAAATTGACATTTGTTTTTAACAAATACATTTAAATCTCCACTTTTTACAAAAACAGTGGCATTTTCACTTTGAACTCTTAAAGCAGCTGTATCAACATCTATTGATCTTTTTGCTTCAATCGTCAACACTCCATCTTGTTTACCTCCGACAGCATTAAATCTAATGTTCTGTCCTCTCAAGATGATATCTCCGTTTTCGGCATCCAAAACAATATCACCTTTTCGGCAATTGATTTGTTTTGCTGGTAAAATATAGTTAATTGGTGACGATCTAAATGCTAAACCATCTCCAAGATTCTCCTCATATAGTCCTGGCGTAGATAAAATAGCTCTTCCAGTTCCTGATCCAGTTTGCTCTCCACCTATACCAGTTCCAGAATGAAAACTAAATGATTGACCTTCCTGAGTTTTAAGTCGAAAGTTAGTCATTCCATTTATCGAAGGTTGACCACTAGAAAAAGAATACCTCAGAAAATCTCTTTCTTCAACATTCTTTCCGTCTTTAGGTTTTTCAGTATTATGTTTGGACATTTATTTTTGAATACAACTAATTACAGTAACAACAGCATCCTGAGTTATCTCAGCCTTACTCTTAGCATCATCGACCTTAGTAAACTTAAGAACAGGTAACAGTTTTGCACCAACTCCTTTTTTACTATTTATTTGCAAATCAGGAAGATCTGTAAATCCAAATCCACCATTAACAACATTTGCATCTATGATGTGTCCGTTTTGCACGACTAATTCTACCTCTGCACCATCTACAATTACTGTATCATTATCATCATAATTAACACCAGCGTTTTGTACAACTACTGTATCATTATCATCATAATTAACACCAGCGTTTTGTACAACTACATCATCAAGTTCAGTTACATATGAAGTCTCTCCATCATAATTTCCATTCGGATCTGGAATTATTTCCTTTACAGTCAAGACACCATTTTCATCTTGAGTGGTTTCAACTGTATTTGGTAAAAAACCTGAGCCTGGATCTGTGATTACAACATCAACAACTTCACCTTTGTCATTAATTCTTGGATAACCACCAGCAGAGGATCCATTACCACAACTATCAACGAAAGTTAATAACGGTGGAGATGTAAATCCTGATCCAACACCACCTAATGCGACACCAATAATTCTTCCGACAGCATTAACAATCGCACTACCAGTTACTCCTCTACCTCCACCACCAATAAAGTCAACTTTAGGTGGCCCACAACGAAGAACGTTAGTATTACAGTTTGGTTTAGATGGTTCAGCATCAATTGCGTTGTCAATTTTATCTAAGAGAGGATTAATTTGTTTGTTCAATGAAGCCTTCTCCATAATTCCACCTATCTTATCCTCAATTTTTTTCTGAACTCCATACTTATTCGAGAAAGCAGTTGGTTCTACAGGGCAAACTATTCCATCACACTCTAAAACATTTGTAATAAGGTTTGCAATTTGAATTCCTTTTGCAAATACTTCACTAGGTAATAATATGCCACCTCCATGCAAATTATTTAATTGTCCAAATAAACCACCAAGATCATTATCTAATACATTTAAAACTTGTCCAAACAAGTCACCTAAAAAATTCTCAATTGCACAAATAGGAACATCTAAAAGACTTCCAATCATATTTTCTAAACTACCCTCTATGTAATCAAGTAAATCATCTGAGATTTTTTCAATATTACAATAAATCAATTTGTTTAATCTTGAGGTCTTTTCTGATTTTTTAAGCTTAGTATGTCTATCAACTTTTTTAGATAAGTCATCACTAAATTTACCAACACTCTCCTGTATTAACCAAGTTCTACCACGACGAACTAAACCTGTCACTGAATTATGAATCTTGGAAGCTGTCAATTTAACTTCCTTCTGCATATCAACAAAACCACCGTAGACTGGATCTAAGTATGTGGAAGAATTATTTAATTGTTGTAATAATTGTAATTTTTGAGTGAATTTCTTCAACTCAGTGGTCATTTTCGCAATCTCATTCGTTTTACAAAATATTTCAGCATCCGTTTCATTATTACTATTTGCTTCTATTTGAATCTCAGCAGCACTATTTGCAGTATAGGGAAAAGTTACATCATTTGTAGTTTCATTAAAACCAATTTTTGTAGAGTCATTTCTTATTGTTGATGATGTAGAATTATTTAATTCACCATCAACCACATAATCTTCCACTACCTCTTGAAAGTCTTGTCGATATAAAGTCGCAAATATAGCTGGTTGTTGCGCTTCTTCACCATCAAAGAAAAATCCTAATACTATTTCTCCACCTTGATACTGTACTGTTTGTGTTCGACCACCGACAGTCGTAGTGTTTGGTGGTAAAAGAATGTGTGCAAGAGGCAACTCTTCATCTTTTAAATCATCCGTATCATGATATCCAAGAATACGCACTCGACATCGATGAGAATAGATCGGTTCACCATCCTCCATATGTTTTCTTTCTAAGGTATTATCCCACTTTCCATCCTTCGGATCAGTAACTTTACCAATCCACCAAACCATAGGGTCTCTACCAAAAAAATTCTGTGACATCTAATTAATCATCGTAAATTAAACACTCAGGCTCGTCTGGGTGATTATCGCAAAACAACTCTAAAGCATTAGGATCATGATGATCACCAGCTTTTATCTCTTCTTTGTGATGTTCTGCATACTCTTCTAACTCATGCAACTCTTCTTTTGCATGTCTTCTCGCTGCTGGATTCGCCTGTGGATCATCAGCAAGTTTCTTATCGTATTCAATGTGATCTTCAATTGATTTCATTAGATTACTCCTATTTCTTTTATTTAAGCGTTTTCTGGGGTGAATAAATCTCTGATCAAACGTAGATGAGTTCTAAATTCACCACCTTCAAATTCATGTCTTAAATGGGATATTAGATACTTTCCACTAATGTCTTTAGATTTATCATCACCAACACCAGTTGTAGATTCTACATCTGGAAATTTAACCATAATTGTTTGTCCAGCTCTTAAGTCTGGATTCAATCCAACTGTAATATTTAATGATTGACTGTTTAATAAAGCAAATCTAGCATAAGCTTTATTTTGATAAACAGCGAGATCTACAACAGGTTCCACATTTTCTAGTTTGGTATCATTCTCCTCATAATGTTGATGAACACCAGTATCAATAACCCTAAGCATTATTCTAGATGGTTTTGTTTCATCTCCATCTAATTTAATTGGTAACTCTGGTGGTTTAAAACTAAGATCGTCAACTTCAGACATATTAAATTTTACCTCAGTTATCTTAGTTTTGTCAAGTTCAACAAAGGTTGTTTCATTATTATATAATCCAGATTTTAAATTAAGAACAATATCATTTCCGTTACTGAAATTATAATCCTCTATCTTTAAATCACCACTTTCACTAACCTCAGTTTTATTATAAGTTGCAGTGGGTTCTGGTTCAAATAAAGTTCTTATTGATTTAAAATGATAACCATCATGATTTTCAAAAAATAAGAATCCATAATCACTTTTAGTTTTATCTTCAAATCCAGCGCCTCCAGCTTTTGGTTGCAATCTTTGAATTATATCAAATGCAGTACGTTTGTTTCCTACAAACGAATAGTTGTTTTTAGCTTGATCAGACTCAAGTGATTTTGTGGTATTAATACCTTTTTTATCAGCATCTGTGGCATCAGGCCCTCCTAATATCTTTTTAACAGAATCAGTAATATTACCAACATACCTTTTATTAATTCTAGCAGTTTCATTTTTAATTAAATCTTTCGATACAAATTCCAAAGTCGCTGTTTGTTGTTTAACTCCAGAAGTTATATCTCCTATGGTATTTAATATCAACTCATGTTTATCTGTAGTTAATTGAAACTCCTTTTCTTCAAATTCTGAATCTTCAACACCTTTTATTTTAACTGCAAGTTTTTCACCACCATAAACACCTTTTGCAGTCAAATTGCCATCAACATCCAAAATTCTTATCTGTACACTAATAGATGGACTTGTTATACTCTCATAATAATCAAGTGATTGAACACCAGCAACCATTCCAAATTCACCCTCTAGGACAGGATTGACCTCAGATGGAAAAAGAGAACATTGATTTAGGGCAAAGTTTTTTGACATTACATTATTTTAGTTCTATTTACTATCTTTGTACCTTGTTTTTGAATAATAGTACGAACAATAGTTCGAGTTGGAGTTGTGTTTGTGGTTGAAGGTGGAACAAATTTCATATCTTCATTTGGGATAATATTGACATCTTGTTTTGCTACCATCAATTCTGGCCCATCTTCACCAACCATTGATATTTCACCTTGATTTAAAGTTCCTCCATCTTCTCTCTTTTTAGTATTAGATAGTAAGTTACTCAAAAGATTTTGTTGTGGTTGATATAGTTCTTTTGCATATGACACTCCCTCCAAGAAAGCTTTTTGATAACCTTCATTAAAACCTCGTTGATAAAATTGTGCAGAATCGTTTTTAGCTCTACCTAAGAGTTGAATATTTTCTGCCGATAATTTTTTAGATTTTTGCATCAACATCATCTTAGTTTGACTTAATTTCGCTGCATTAATTCTAACAACAGCCAACAAATCCAGATTTTTAGAACCTGATGATTGTAAAAATTTTTCTGTGGAAATTTTCATAATCTTATCCTACTACAAATTCTCTTATAGAGTTATTTTCAGATAACTTTACCGCAAGTACTGGTGAATTTGTTGGTTTAACTAAAGATGTCGAAGCACGCACTTCACC